TGCCGCCACCAGCGCATCGATCGCGGCTTGCGCCGCCGCCTTGACGAAGGCCGTGGTGGCGATCTGGGTGCTGTCGGTGCCCGGCGCCGCTGTGGGGGCGGTCGGCGTGCCGGTCAGCGCCGGTGAGGCCAGCGGGGCCTTCGCAGCCAGCCCGGCGGTGACGGTGGCGGCGAAGTTCGGATCGTCGCCCAGAGCGGCGGCCAGCTCGTTGAGCGTGTCCAGCGTGCCCGGCGCTGCCGCCACCAGCGCATCGATCGCGGCTTGNGCCGCCGCCTTGACGAAGGCCGTGGTGGCGATCTGGGTGCTGTCGGTGCCCGGCGCGGCGGTCGGTGCGGTGGGCGTTCCCGTCAGCGCCGGCGACGCCAGCGGGGCCTTGCCACTAAGACCGGTCGGACCAATCCAGACCCAGCGCGACCAGGCGACAGACCACGAATAGCGGCCAGCATTTTGTACCGTCGCGCCGTCATACCCGGTCGCAGTCGCATCCGAGTGCGTCCCGGCATCGCTATCGAGTACCTCGGCGCCGGCCCCATCGGCTGATCCCGAGAGGGCCATGAGATCGGCCCAGGTCGCAGCACCGAGCCCTTCAGAGGTGATCTGAGACCGCAGCTCCTCGATCTTGGCCGCGACCGGTCCAGCTCCGACGAGCTGCGCTCCGAGCAGCGGCAGCGGCAGCAGCACGAGCGACCCGTCTTTGTGGCCCATCACATCGTCGAGAGATGCACTTGCGGCGAGAGTATCGGATTTCACACCTGCGTCAGCCATAGTTCCTACCTAATGTTCACGGTGATCGGCCCGGTGGTGGGGCCAGGGACGCCGGCCGCGGTCTGCGGGGCGAGATAATAGTCGTACGTGCCGGCATCGATCGCCGCCTCGGTCTGGGCGAAAAGCGTCACATCGGACAGCGCGGCATCGAGATCGGCAGAGGCCCGGAACGCCAGTCGGTCATTGCCGGTGACCGCCTGGATCGTGTCGGTGTGCAGCCCGTCGGCGGAGACGGCCGTGCCGGCCTGATCGGAGCCGGTCAGCAGCATTGGGGTGACGCTGCCGGCGATATGGCCGGCGACCACGAAGCCGATCCGATAGGTAGTGCCCGAGGTCAGGCTAATCAGCTGCGTGAGATCGCTGGCAGCCCCATCGACGTGCGCCGCCTGACCGGTGCCCGTGTCGATCGTCCAGTCGGTGCCTGCGGTCCAGCCGGTCGCGCTGGAGAAATCCCCATTCGTCAAAAGATTAACGCGGGTGCCGTCGCCATCGGTGTGCTGGACGGTTGCGCCGGCCGAAACCGCGAAGGGGGCCCCGGCAGCGTGCAGCGCGGTGTTGAGCGTGTCGCCGGACGGCACGCGATAGAGCTGGATCTGCGTGGGGGCATCGGTGGCGCTTACGGCGATGGTGACCACGGCATGCCCTAGGCTACCCTCGATCGTGATCGACGCGGCATCCAGCGCCGCGGGGATCGGATCATCATCTGCGCCGACCGTGAAGGTCACCATCGCGGTATTCGCGCTCGCCACGTCTCCCACCGCGATCGCCCGCGCCAGCAGCTCCACCTGGTTTCCAGCGACATAGTCGGTGATCGAGATGGAGCTGGACCCGACAGCGACGGCCTCGGTGGTCCATGTCGTCGTGCCGGCAATGCGGTGATCCACCTCGTAGCCAGTGAGGATCGCCGCGCTGCCGGTGCCGGGCACCAGGACCACGATCAGTCCATTCGCCTCGCCGGTGCCGGCCGTCCCGGTCGCGATCGCCGAGATCAGCGGCACCGCCGGCGTCAGCTCCTCGATCGTTGCCACCGATCCCACCCGACCATCCCAGGCCGGCGGCACCTCCGCGTCGGTCAGATCGTCGATGATCGGCGCAGCCTCGACCATGTGCAGGATTGACGAAAAATCCTGACCGGGCTCGATGCCCTTAACCCTAAGCGCCAGGCTCTCGGTCGATTTCGGCCCAAAATGTACCAGCGTGCCAACCTCCGGCACCTCGCCGGTCCCGCCCAGCAGCAGCCCCCGCCCACCCGAAAGCGGGATCGTCACATCGCGCACCACCGAATGGCCGGTCTCGTCCTCTGCATCGTCAAAGGCCCGGAATCGGATCGCGTAATCGGTGCCTTCCTCGGTCCAGACCATTTCGTCGAGCACGACATAGTCGCCCTGCACGTCCTTGACGCGGGCCGCCACCTGGGTGTGATCCAGCACGTCATAGGAGCCCATGACCTGATCGCCCCGGGCCGCCACGCGCAGCGCGCCGTCCTGAGAGGCCTGAAAATCGTCGGGCCGATAGAGCAACTCGTACATGCGCCGCCGTGTCTCGATCCACACTTCGTCCGGAGACGTCTTGCCATAGAGATCAAGGTCTTCGGTCAGCTCGATCGGGCCGGTGTGGCCCGGCCATGGTACCAGGCGCTCGGCCTCCTCATAATCCCGGGTTTCGTCGAGAAATTTGACGCGGAAGGCATGCGGGGGATCGAAATACGTGCGGCTCCAGGAGAAATCCCGGCTGTTGCGCGGGCTGATGTGATCCACCACCAAGTCGGTCGGCCGATCGATCACCACGCCCCAGCGGATGCCGTCGTGATGCGGCGCCGCGCGGCCCGCGCTGCAGATCTTCCGCAGCGCAGCGCCGAGCGTCTCGTCCTGCTGGTGGATCGCGTTGTATTCCATCCCCTTGATGGCGCAGAAATCATAGAAATCTGCCATCTGATCGAGCGAGACGGCTGCATCCGCGACGGGGAAGGCATTGGCCGGACCCTGCAGTGCATAGCGCAATGCCGAGGCGACATTGGAGGTCGGCGCATCCACCCATTCCGTCCCGGTCCAGGTCGGCGCGTAGCGCGTCACCAGGGCATTCAGATCGTCGAGCTGCCCATTGAGCTGATAGGTCGCCCGGATGCGCACCGCGATCAGCGCCAGGGGCTTGTCGAGATTGATAGGATACTCAGGGCGGATAGATTGCAGCGCCGCCCAGACACTGGTCGTCTGCCAGCTCGATGCGGTGCTTTCCGGGGTCATCCGCGTGACCTCGATTTCATACTGACCGCGCGTCGGGAAATCCCAGCTGTGCTGCCGGAAGAAGGCAAACTTTTTCGCGGCCGCGATCGACAGGGTGGTCACATCCGTCCAGCTCACGGCACCAATGAGGCGCTGCCGGATACGGATTTCCACGCCCAGCACCACGTCTCTGCCTTTGTTGTCCACCGCGAACAGACCAGCCGGGAACTGGATAATAACGGCCGCGCTGGCAGCATCAGGCACCGTGCGCCGAATGATCGGGGTCTCGATCGATGCGGACCCGGAAATGATGGTCCCAGCGTCGTCCCGCGGATACCGGCGCACCAGCTCCGTGCTCACTGCGTCCTCTAGAACCTGACGCGGATAGAGGCTCAGCGGGAGGTCACTTGCGAGGCCTTCGCGCACCTCGACTGTGAAATCTTCATAATCCTCGATCGAGGTGTCACCGATCCGGATATCCTCGATCCGCAACCGCCCATAGCCCAGCACAAATGCCGCGCGGATATATTGATCGTCGCCGACAATCTCGACATAGGACCGGGCCGCAAATGGCGGCGCCATGCGGATTTTGCCAAGGACCATCGGCACCCGGCCATCCTGTCGCAAGGTATTGCGCAGGCCGGACAGCTGATACGACGGATCGGCCTTATCCTCGGTGGTTTCCGAAGGGATCAGCGCACGCACCAGCAGGCCGCCGACCACACTAAGACCGGTCACGAGGCCGACGGTCAGAGCCTTCGCGGCGAAGCTGCCGGCAGCCATCCCGGTATTGGAGATGATTGCGCCGGCCCAGAATTGCCCGAGGGCCATTGCGGCGACCGAAACAACGATCGCGAGCACCTGGCCGAAATTGTCGCCAGCCGGGATCGGCCGTAGGACGATCTGCACGCCTGGACGTGGCCGCACACGATGCCAGAGCGGATGCGCGATCGGCGCGACACCACGATCAGAGACCAGCAGCACGCGGATCCCGGGCGCCGGCAGCTCGGGCATGGCCACCTCGACGATTTGCGCGATCGTAAGCCCTTCAGGCAATTCCATGTGAACGCGCCCGGCGCCGGGATCTGAAAACGGCGAAGAGAGGATTGAAACGGCCATTAATCCCCCCTCAAAACCATATGAATGTGCCGATAGATGCCAGTCCGACGCTCCGTCCAGCGCGGCCAGATGCGCTCGACCAGAGCCGCACTGCCGGAATGGACGTGCAGCATCAGGCTGGTGCTGACTGCAATCCCGACGTGCGATCGATGGGCACCGACCCGGAATTCGAAGAGGTCGAAGGGCTGCGTTTGGCTCACAGCGCACCACTGCTTGCGCTCTGATGCGCCGCGCAGAATTGCATCGACCTCCAGCAGCTCCTCGGCACTGGCATAGGCGTCGGCATAGGACGGCAGCGTGATCCCCAGCTCCTCGGCATAGACCAGGCGCGCCAGGCCCCAGCAATCGACGCCGTCGCGGTCGCGGCCGTGATCGGTGTAGGGGAGGCCCACATATTTTGACGACCAGCTCATAGGAACAGCCCCGGAAATCTGTCGCGGGTCATTCGATCACAGGGGCAGCTCTCCTCCTCGATCGGCTCCCGGCTGATCGTCAGGGTGACCTCAGCAGCATTGCCATCAGCCGAAATCAGACGCATGTCGCGCCATTCCGCCTCGATCAGGTCGGGACTATCGGAATAGACCACTGCCATATGCACGGTGGCCCGGCTGGTTACCGAGCGGAGCTGTGCCGAGATACGGTTATCCACATTTTCCAGAACGATCGTCGCTGCCGCCGGGCTGTCCTCCTGGTCTCCAGGCACTTCGGCCGAGGCAAGGACGAAGAGGTAAGGATCGGTGGCGCCCATCCAGCTGGAGCGGGTGCCGTACATCAGCGGATCGGCGGACAGCCGCTCCGTGGGGTCGGTGGAGAGCCGCACGGGGGCTGCGAGCGAGGCATGCTCGATCGTCAGCAGCGCCACCTCCACGTGGTCGGTGCTGGGCGCCATGCGGGCATTCATCGACGCGCGGCTCATGGCATCACCGTCACGCTGAAGCTCACCCGAAACCGTACCCCCTTGGGGGTCGTGACCGGGGTGCTGTCGCCCATCAGGCAGAGCCACCGCCGCGAAACCAGGAGCGGCCGGCCGTCAGGCAGCAGCACCGGCGTGCCGGCCGGGCTCAGCAGGGGCCAGCCGTCCGAGGTCGGCGCCGGCATCCAGAAGGGCAGCGTTCCCTCGCTGAGATCGTCAATCCAGAACCGCTCGAAGTCGCCGAGAATGGACCTCGGGATGTCCAGCACCATCGCGACCTTTTGCGCGACCGAGGACCAGCGCCGGCGCCAACCCGGCGGGCCAGCCTCGCCGCCTTTTGACAGGCGCGCATCGAGCCGCTGCTCGCTGTAGCCATCCCGCAGCGGGCGCGGCAGGGTACTGGGCCAGACCGCCGTCATCGCCGCGCGCCCTTGGGCCGCACGCCCATCGCCGCGAGGCGCCGACGGGCGCCGCCGCCAGGGGTGGTCATGGCCTCGCCCACCATATCCGCCATCGTGAGCCGCCAGGTGCGCCGGCCCTGGGCGTCGGTCGTCTCCTCCATATCGGCTTCGACCCTGCCGGAGCTGTTGTTATTGATCTGGATGATCGGACGGGTATCGACAGCCGGCTGCGACGATCCAGAGGCCGCTGCCGCCGCGACTGCCGGCATGGAGATCGATGACCGCGACAGCACCTGACCGCCGGCCGCAAAGCGGGCCTGCGATCGGCCGCTGACCATCGCATCGAGCAGAGGCCGATTGCGAGCCGTCGCGGCCGCATTGACGATGAAATCCCCCGCCCGCGCCGGCATCAGGATGCTGTCGGACGTGCCAGTGCCCGGGCCGGTGATCATCCCGGCGGGGAGCTGGCGGCCAGTATTGATCGCCTGCAATGCGGCCCTGTTCCGCTGCGCGATCTCGGCCGGGATGCGATATTCGCCAGTCGAGACCGCGATCAGCGCGTCCGGCGTCTCACCTCCGGTCGCAAATCCGGGCAAGCCGAACAGGCTGCCCGCCGCGGAACCAAGGAAAGACCAGAACCCACCGCTGCCTCCCACACCGCCTTGACCGCCGCCCAAAAGGCCCTGCATCCCGCTGCCGAGCATCTGGCCCAGGCTGTCAAAGCCGGTGCCAAGGGTCGAAAGCCCCTCGGTCGCCGTGGTGGTGGTGGTGCCAAAGCGGGCCATCGCCGCCTCTGCTGCCGCCAGACGCTGCTGCCAGCCGGCCGAGCCCGTCGGGTCGCCGGCGCTCCAGCCCTGCGGCCGCTCGAAGCCGGCAAAGGCGCCGGTGGCGCTGTAGAGGTCTTTCGACGAAAGCAACTTCTGCAGCACGCCGCTTTCCGACGTCAGCAGCTCTTTCCAGACATAGTCAAGCTGGCCCTGCACATTGCCGAGGCTGCCCATGCCGCCAAGCGAGGCAAGCAAGCCCTGTCCGCGATCGGCATGGTGTTGGAAGAGGCCAAAGGAAGTCTCGCCGTCGCCCTTCGCCAAAGGGTTGAAACTGCTCTCGGCCGAGACATTGCCCATAATGGCCGCGATCTGGTGCGGCTGAAGTCCAGCGCCAGCGAAGTAGTTCCAGACCTGCTGCTGCACATCAGCGCTGCCGCCGAGGCCACCATATACCGCGCCAGCGCCAGGCTGCGAAAAGCTCAGTGCACCGGTCCCGAGCCCCGCAATGCTTCCCGCCGTGATTGTCACCGTCTGCGCGGTGATCGCCATGGCTGTGGCCGCTTGGCTTTGGGCGGAGCTGGTCTTGCCGGTCAGCCGGTCCCAGATGCCCCCGATACCGCCCGCATCCGACAGCGTTGGCAAGTCGGTGCCCAGCAGTATGTTTTTCATGGGGTTCTTGGCGCCGAGTTCCAGGAGCATATCGCCGGCTTCCTGGGCGATCTCGGATAGTGCGCCCTTGATGTCGCCTTTCACCAGCTTGTCGAAGGTTCCATCGATGGCGGCCTCCGCCGCATCCTGCACCTTCTTCCAGGCATCGACCTGGCGCTCCAGCGTCCGGGTCAGATCGGCATTGGCAACCGCCTCAGCGCGAATACGATCTGCCATGGCGCCGGTGGCACCCAGTTCGCGGATTTTCCGCTCGGCCTCGTATTGGGCCAGCACGCGGGTTCGGGCGGCCTCGCTCTGCCCCAACAAGGCCACTTCGAGCCGCAGCTTGTCGAGCTTCTCCTGTTCGGATTGCAGATAGTCCTGTGCCCGGCTGTCTGCCTGCGTGTCCGCCTGCAGCCGATAGGCCTCTCGAAGTGCATCAATCACGTCGGTGAGGCGTTGCTTTTCCTCGCCTTCAGCGGCTGCGGCAGCGGCGACCAGGGGGCGCAGCGTCAGCTCCTCCTGAAGCAATCGGTTTACATCCGCCGATCGCACCTGGCCGGCGGCGACCTGGGCGGTGAGCCGGGCACGGATTTCCGCCTCGGCGGTCAGCTCGGTGGCCTGGTTCCTGGTCGAGCTGATGGTCTGCTCGATCACCCGGTTACGGGCACGTGCAGCGGCGCTTTCGATCTCGCTGGCCGATACCTCTTCCTCAGCCATCTGCAGGCGCGTCCGGCGCCCCTCCAGGTCCGCTCGGAGGAGAGGGTTCTTCTCGGCCGAGATTTGCGCGTCGAGCTGGTCGAGCTTGGTGAGGCGCTCCTGGCGTGTGATCAGAGCGTCGAGGACGCGGGATTTCGCCTCAAGGGTCTGGGTGATTTCCTGCTGCTGGAAAGCATCAAGGCCAGGCGCATTCTGGCCCTGCTGCAATGCCTTCACCTGGTTGCTCAACGTCTGCTCTTGGCGCATTTGCGAGGTGGCGCCGGAACCGTCGGCAATGACCAGAGCATTGCGGCCACTATTCATGGCCTCTTTTTCTGACGTGTCCAGCGCTGCCTGTACGTCGCGAGCAAGCTGTTCATTGAGAAGCCGATCACGCTCCGCGCGCACACGTGCAATCGCATCTGTGTTTTGCCGGTTCTTCGGCTTATCCGTCATCCGCGCAAGTTGGTTTTCCGTCTGGCTGACCAACTCATCCAGCGTCGGCCCATCGACCAGATTGTCGATACCCTTGCCAACTCCATCCCATAGGCCAGCGGCAGTCCGCTTAATGCCTTGTATTGCCCGATCGAGGGCATGCATGTGGCTTTCAGCATTGGAAAGTTTTTCAGGTAGGCGATCAAGCAGCACGCCTTGTGCTTCGCTGGCGCGGTTCTGCTCGGTCAGGTTGCGGACATAGCGCGCTGTGGCCGCATCGATCAGGCCATACTTGCCGAACAGCGTATCCGCCGCCTTGGCCGGGTCCGCGAACATCTCGGCAAGCGCTCCACCAGCGGCAGAGGCATCCATGCCAATCGTTGCCGCGAAATCCTTCGAGAGCGCGATCAGATCGTCATAGTGCTCCGCACCGATCCGACCAGTGCGGAGGAATTGGACCTCCATCGAGCGAGCCGCCTTGATCGAAATGCCGGCGGCGGCGGCACCAGCCTGGGCGGCCGCCTCCAGCTCGGCCGAGGACCGCGCCAGCCCACGACCCAGTCCATCGGCTGCACTCTCAACCTCCTGCGTCGATCGCAGGTAATCGTTCCAGGCGCTCGCACCGGCGATAGCCGCCACGCTGACGCTGCCGAGCAGCAGCCGCGTCGGGGTCAGGACCGCACGCAGAGCCCGGAAGGTATTGCCGACGCCGCCGTAAATCTGGACGATCTGAGGCCCTTGCTGCATCAGCACCTGCTGCATCGGCATGCCCAGCATCACAGACTGGAAAACGTCATTGACCTGATAGCTTAGATTACGCGCCTCGAACGCGCTGAGCTTCATGTTCCGCGCATTGCCCGCGAGGGCAGCATCGGAGCGACGGATAGCCTCGACGGTCTGATCATAGCGCATCTGCAGCCGGGCCATGGCCGCGGCCGTCTCGTCCGTGGTCAGCGCCCCCGCCTGACCGGCGGAGAGGATGCCGGCGCGCTCCTTGTCATATTGCTGCTGGGCTGCGGCCGCGGGCACATATTGCGCACGCAAGGCAGCCTTTTCCACCTCGCTCATCCCCGTGGGGGTCTGCGGCGCGGCTGCCGGCACCTGCGCCGCAGCCTCACGGGCCTGACGTTCAGCCTCCGCCTGCTGCCGCGCCGCCTCGGCCGCCTTCGTCTTTGCCTCTGCATTTTTGACGGTGGCGGCAGTGTCCTGGTCGGTCGCGGCCGTCGTCGCCTTGGTCTCGGCCGACACCTCGGCAATGCTGTCCTTGACCTCTTTCGTCGCGGCCGTGGCCTCTTTGGCATCCGCTCGAAAAATCAGCCTCAGCAGGAGATCCTTGGCACTCACGATTGCACCTCGCCCAGTACTTCGAGCGCAGCGCCTTCCATGAGCTGCAGGTCGGCAAACACGGCGTCAGCATCTGCAACCCTGGTACGGCGCAGAACGATATCGACCGCCTGGTAATCAAGCCCCCACCAGATCAGCCCGACCATGCTCACCACGACCACCCATTGGGTCTCGCAGTTAAGAAAGGCTATGACGCTGTCCCAATTGGCAGGCATGACCACGAATTCCTCGGCATCGTCTTCTGATGGTGTCTCGGGCGGGATATCCGCGCCCATGGCGGCAAACTGGCGGCTTAACTCCTCGTCGACAGTCAGCGGTTTGCTGTCATCGACCCGACGCAGGCGACCCAGCGCCCAGGCGCGGGCCGCCTCCTTCAGTTTCCCAGGCGGGCCTCTTCGCCGTTCATGCTCTGGGCGCGGGCCATGTGCAGGGCCGTTCGGAATTCCGGCTTCTCCAGCTCGACCAGCAGCGCGGCCCGCGAAAACGGCACCGGCTTGCCCTCGGCGTCCTCCAGATCGGCCCAGTCGGCGATCTTCGAGGCCAGGGCCTCGCGATCGGCCCGTGCACGTGCCCGCAGATCGATAATCCCATCGATCTCCTGCATCTCGGCCAGCGCGGCATCCTGACCCTGCGGGATGAAAAGCGCCTTGAAATGCAGCTCCATGATCGCGCCGGCAGTTTCCGGATTGGGCCGGCGGACCACCACGGGCCACCAGTAATTGGGCGATTTACCGACGATGTACTTGGCCATGGGTATCTCCTGTCCTCAGCGTTTCAGCGGGCAGTTTTTCGACAGTGCCCAGGTCCGGGTTGTGAGGGGGTGAGCTTCGGCTCCTACCTTCTAAGGTTCCCCAGCGGGTGCTGGCGGACTTGCGGCCCGGATCAGACCCCCTCCTCGTGTATTCAGCGGACGGTGATCGTGATTTCGTCCAGCCCGTTGACCGGGCAGAGGCTCAGCCCGACCTGGTGATGGACAATGTTCTTGATCTGGGTCACCGAGGGCGCGCCCAGCTCGACGGCAGGGCAGGTCACCTCGACGATGTTGCCGGCGGTGGTACCATGCGTCAGCGTGACCTCATCACGCGTGCGCGCCCGCACAATGCCGAAGACGTCGAAATCCGCCACCGAGGTGCCGCGGATAACCGCCGTGCCAGTGCTGGAGCGATTCGAAATCGGCACTTCCTCCGCCCCGATCTGGAACAGCGGCGAAATATCGTTGCCCAGGTCGAAAGAAATGCTTTCGGCAATGGCCGTCCAGCCATGCATGGTCAGAACGGTATTCGCCTTGCTGACCACCACCGGCTTGATCAGCCCGCCAGCCGTGACCGCCGGCAGCGCGACATCGGTCACAGTGCCGAGCAACCCGTTATAGGTGACGCGGAATTTCGGGATCTTCGCGGCGTTGAGGTTCAGCGCCACATTGGCGCGGCCGCCCAGGAAAATATGCTGCACACCATCGCTGTTGAAGAAGATCGTGCCGCTTTCCACGGAGCTTTCGACGAGCGAATAGGTGACGTCGGTGGCGGCCGTGATGGTCTCGGCCATGCCGGCCGCCCGCAGGATAGAGCCATATTGCGGTACGGTACCGGCGGCGCCGGCGCCTGCGATCTCGACATCGAATTCGATGCGGCCGTATTCCTCGGTGAGGATCAGCCCCTGGTTGCCCATATACGGCAGCATCAGGTCGCGGCTCTCCTCGGTCGCCTGAAGCGGCGTGAAGGTGACATTGGAGGCGATGATGGCATTGGCCGCGGTGGGCGCCGCGCTGGTGCCTTCAACGGTCTCGATCTTGTGCAGGATGGCCAGCTTGGGCCAGCGACGGGCAGCCATGATCAGCGTCCTTTCTTGACGGCGGCGCTATCCTGCGCCGTGGCCTCTGCGGCCTGGGTGGAGGTCTCGGCAGTCGTATCCTCATCGGCACCTTTGGGAGGCATCGACGACAGCTTGCCGCTCTTCGGATCGCGATAGTGGCGTCCGCCGGTGATGGGGCGTTTGGACATGGTCACTCTCCCGTCAAAAATCTGCTCGTTTCCCAGGTCTGAACCAGGACGGAGCAATTGCGTTGAGGCAGGCGCCCGCCCTGGGCGCCAACGAAGGACATGGGCTTGCACTCCGGACGCGGCTGCCAACCGGCAAGCGCCAGCTCGACGGAGGTCTTGAGGGCTTCCAGCTTCAGAAACCGCGCCCGCCCTTTCAGGTCATCATCGGTCCGGATCACGATGGCGACGTTGAATTCGACCAGGACGGTCTGCTCGAACCCCCCGGTTGCGATTTCGTTTTCCTCGCCATTGTCTTTCCACCACGCCACGAAACACGAACCGCTCTTCGGGGCCGTACCGAGCGCGATCGCCTCGATATCCTCCACGATCTCGATCGAGGTGAGATCGGGCGCCTGGGCGAGCAGCCGGGCCTCCACGAGTTCAGGGATCGAGCTCATTGATCCCACCCGGCCGGGTTGAAGAACGGTGCGGGATGCGCCGCCACCACAGTGCCAGAGCTGTCGGACGGCGCCGGCGAAGCGCCGGAAACATCCGGAAGGGCGATCAGACCCCGGGCGACATCCTTCAGCGCAGCAATGGCGTCCTTGTAGTCCTGGGCGACGTAGTCAGGGGCGCCGTAGCGATGCAGGAAATACCGTGCGATCGAGACTGCCCAGGTGTTCACCGGGGCCGGAACGGCTGTCAGAGGGAGGTCATATTTGACACCAACGTACCCGTTGATCGTGTTGTCCGCATGGGCCAGGGCCGCGTCCACGACGTCGAGATCGGCCATGCCGTCACCGTCCCGGTCGGCAACGTCAAGGATTTCTGCTTCACCAGCGCGCTGGATCAGGTCGTCGAGGGTCGCGTAGCTCATTCGCTGTCCTCGGGAAGGCGCACTCTGGACGGCTTGAAGATCGACCGGTTGATAGCCATCCAGGCTTGTTCGATGGCCGTGCGACCGATGGCAAACCAGCGACCATCCATCTGCAGGGACTGGTCCGCAGCGAGCTCATCGAGCCGGCGCAAGGTGCGCTCCTCAATGGCCTTATTGATGTTGACCGCCTCGACTGCACCATCGCTTTGCGCGCGGTATCCGGCCACGGGCAGGCCTTGATGGGTTCCATCAGGCGTGGGGACCGCAGTCTCCTCATCAGGCTGAACTTCGTGGATCAGGAGGTCAGCACCATCATAGACGAAGAAATCCCACGTCTCTCCGGCGGGAACTCGGCTCGCCCCACCGACCGTCGGACTACCGTCCGTGTGGATCACGGTTACATCGACGGGCCATCCATGGTTGGCGGCAACGGTGATTTTCGTGGTCATCGGGAAGTTCCTGACGGTTGTTTCTGGAAGGATGTGCCTGGGCCGAGATGGGCTATCCCGCCCCAGGCGAGGAAGGGATCACCCCTTCGTGGCCCCGCCACCCGTTTTACGGGTCGATTTCGCGGGCTTGTTATCCTCGGAAACCGACGCCTTGGGGGTGTCGTCGGTTTGGCCCTCGGAAATCTGCTCTTCCTTGCCCACGATCTGCGCCTGGAGCTCCAGCACGCGATCCTGCAGCAGGTCGCGCTGCGCCTCCGCCTCGACGGCCCGCGCATTGGCTTCGTCGCGCGCAAGCGTGAGCTCGGTCACCGCCTGATCGACCGCCTCTTCGACAATGGCCTCGGCGATTTCCTTCGCTTTGGAATGCACGGCCTGGTCAAAGAGCGCGGGGCTTACCTCGCTTTCCGCAGCCGCCGGAACACTTTCACCGTCCAGCACCCCGGCGGCGCGCAGGTCATCGGCATCGCGGGGGTCGATATCGACGATTTCACCCGCCTTGCGCCATTTCCCGGCCACCTTGGCGGGACCGGAGAGGCGCACATTGAGTTTCTGATCACCCATGGCTGCCCCCGTTACGCCGCTGCGGCGCCGGCGTTCTGGAACAGGAACCCGCCCTCGGCGCCGGTCAGATAGACCCGACGCTCCGACTTGATCGGATAGATCCAGCTGTCATTCTCGCGCGCGGCATAGGGGGCCTCGACCTGGGGATAGCCGCTGAGCTCGTAGGTGTAGCCATAGGACGGCACCTGATAGGTGTTCCCGGTCTCCGGCACATAGGACAGGATCGCATCGTCCCCCCACACGTCGGTCGCGAGCTCGTCAGGCGGGGCCGTCTCGGGCAACCACACAGCCTTGCCCACATAGACGTTCTTCACGTCGAAATAGGCGGCAAGCATGGCGGCGGTGATGCTGTCCTTGGAGGTGTACTTGAACTGATCCTTGATCGACGCATGATCGGCCAGGGCGTTGAATGCCGTCGGCCCCAGCGTGAGGGTATTGGGATAACGCCCGATCGACCGGCGGATCGCCTCTTTGCCGGCCTTGATGTCGGCCGCCGGCGTCGAGGTGGACGACGTCCAGCGGTCCGTCGAGGTCAGCGCCACCTTGTGATTGGCGTCGTAGTTCGCTGCCCCGCGAGCGAGCTGCGCCGCCTCGTATTCGTGGCCCAGGTCGATGGCGTCGAGCACCATGGTGACCGCGCCCGCGCCCAGGTCGATGCCGGGCACCGACATCGCCTCTTCCTGGTGCTCGAAGGGAACGACGCCTTCGAGCGCATCCTGGATCAGCGAAACCGGATCGGAGGCATAGCCGTACTGGACCCGCTTCTTGTTCGCCCCCGGCGCGCGGCGGGTGTTCAGCTTGCGGAAGCTTTCCTTGCCGAACTTGATGACACGCATGGACCGGTTCGTGATGGTCACACGCGGAAACACCAGATGCGAGATGAACTCGGCATTGCGATAGCCCCGGGCATGGTTCGACAGGATCGGATCGATCACCGCCGCGGTGCGCTGGTTGAGGGGTTGGTTCATGGTCGGTTCCTCAGCGGATCAGGATTTGGACGAGGGCGCCATCGGCGGCAGCCGTCAGCGCGCGGGCGAAGATGTTGACATCGGTGCCAACGACCGCCTTTCGGACGCCGCCACCGGTGGCGGTGCAGATCGGGTCACCGACGGCGATGGCGCCCACGGCCGTCACCGTCTCGAAGCCGAGCGCGGTGACGCCGATGTCGAGGCCGACCTCGGTGGCGGGGTTTTGGGCCACGCCCTTGACCGGGGTGTCGGCGACGGTGATCGGCGCATCGTTGAAGCCGATCAGATCGCCGGCATTGCAGAGCGCCGTCATGGAGGCGGTCAGCGTCAAAATGGAATGGTAGGTGCGCAGCATGGTGAGCTCCTCAGGAGACGGCCTGGACGGCGTCGAGATACGGGGTGCCGGGATGATCCCGGATGTAGGCCCGCGCCTTCGCGTCGAGCTCGAGGCCAGCCTGATCGACGGGCTTGCCGTCACTGGCGAAGGTGGCGGTCTTCGCAGTGCCCGGACCTTCACCGAGGTTGAGCGCACCGAAGGTCACAACTTTCGGCTGCGCGGCGAGGACGTCTCGGATCGCCTGGGCGGTCGCGACCGGCGCCTCACCCGCAGCAAAGCTGACGGTCTGGTCGGCGGGCAGCGCGTCAAGGATTGCGACGACCTTGTCCTTCGACGCGGGCAGCAGCCGGCCTTCACCGATCATCTGCTCCGCAAAGCTGACGTTTTCGCCATGGGCGATCCCGCGTTCGCGATCTTTCAGCGATTGCTCGCGTGCGGCGAGGTCCGCTTCGCGCGCAGCGAAGTCGGCAGTGCCTTTGTCGGACACGTCGGTCTCCTTCTTTTTCTGGCTGATGATGGCTGCCGGAGTGACTGCACCGGCGGCATAGCTGGGGATATGATGGCTGCTCGACCGAACTTCGGCCTCCGACAGCCACTCGATTTCGTATGAGGGCAGCACCTTGTCGGCCTCCTCCAGGCCGATTTCGCTGATGAGATAGTCGCGGAAACGGCGAAACAGGCCAGCTGCACGCTCGAAGCCGGGCTCCGAGAAGCTCGCCTCGAAGGTGATCGCCTCCTTGGCCGCGATCGAGAACGCGACATTCTTCAGGCCTGACACGGCTGGTGCAGCGGCACCCAGGAAGCCGATGTGCTTCGGATACCAGGACCCCGGCGTCGGATTGGCGGGGTGATGCGGATGGAACATCGACAGGCTGACCTTCTTGTACCGGCCCGCTTTCACGGCAGCGGCAAAGGTCGGCTCGATGTCCTTGAGGACCGCGCTGAGCCGGTCAGCAGCATCGTCATACTCGAAGCGATCGGCCCAGGCATAAGCGGGCGCATCGGTGGAAGGGTGACCGACCACAACCGGCACCGGTGCCGTCTCGGGATCATAGCTGGCGGCCAGCGCTTTCAGATCGGCGGAGGTATACGAGAGCTTCGCTCCCTCCATCGAGGTGAAGTCGCCCGGCCGGAAAACCTCGATACGGGCAGAGCTGGGAATGTCGGTCTTGCTGGTCATGGCGATCCGGGTGCAGAAGCGGTGTCTGCATCTGGTTTGCCATGTGCCGCCGGCTGCTTGGTCCGGACAGATGTCCGGACGATGCATAAGCCCGCCAGACCGTGTGCGGGCACCATGCGCCGGCCCGAAAAGCTCCGTCAATCCCGATCAGCGCGATACGTGGTCCTCGGCTTGTCCGCGATATCGCCGGAGAGCCGTTTTGACGGCGGTTTGACGGGGCATGACGCTTTGCCGCGCCCGGTTCCACCCGTCACCCCCTCAAGGCCGCTCTACGGCGCCCTCCTGAGATCGGCCCTATTCCTGCTGCAGCCAAGCCTCCGCGGCATCCAGGATGTCGCTCTGATCCTCGGCCGACACCCCGAGGAAGGCCCGCGCCGGCATGGTGATCGAATAGGCCGGGATATCGATCTCGGTCACGTCATTTGCGTCTTTCTTCGAGACGAACGTCCGCCCCACCATGCCCGTGGTTGGATCCTTGTGTCGGTAGATTTTCCCCTTCCGTGCCGGGATCTGGATCGTGCCGCCGAACTGGTGGATCGCAGCATATTCCTTCGGCGTGCCGATCGAGGCACTGTCCGCGTCGGAGGCCGTATTGATCGACCCCGCCAGGGAGGACCCTGATTTGCCCTTGCTGTTCGAGCGCAGGATGGTGATCGGCGTCTGCCCCATCGTTTCACGCCGGCGGATCGTTGCCCGCTTGAGTTTTTGCCAGGGCTGACCGTCCGGCCCGGTCTCCCGCCGGAACCGCTCGCGGGTCGCATCCCCGAGCAGCTGCGCGACGGCTTTATAGAAGCCGGCCGTGTCCTCGATCTGCCTGACGATGCCATTCAACGCGGTCATCGCGGCAAGATCGTCTGTGGTGATTTCGTATTTCGCGCCTGACATGTGGAAATTCTCCGCTGCATCGACTATGTTTGAAAGGTCGGCAATCCGAAGAACGGTGAATGTTCCTGGTAGGTCCCCGACAACGCCGCCCGATCACCCGGGCGGCTTTTTCGTTCTGGACCAGATGAGTTTGCCGCCACGGCGGAGATCGAGGAGGCGGAGGTCCGGGTTCCCCTTCTTGTCGGTCGTCGGATAGGCGGTTTTTGCGTCCCACCATTTCCGGCCCATCTCCATCACCAGCATGAGGCCCGTCTTCCCATCAGTCCGCACATAGCGGCGATCGACCGCGACGGTTTCCTCGCCGGTCTTGCGGTTGATCTTGCGGGCGAGACCGACCCAGATTTCATCCGGGTCCATCATCGCCTCGGCCATGAGAGGCGTCAGGGTCGCGCGGTCTCTCTTGCCGACTTTCCAAAGGCCCGTCGCGGTCTCGCGAAACAGTTCATCCGAAATCGGCACCTGAGCCCCCGATGCATCCGTCCAGAGCACGGCTTTACCGATCTCCGCCCCGAATGGCTCCAGGAAGGCCCGAACATAGTCCTCCTCCGGCAGATTGAGCGCGAGCGGCTTTGCCAGGAAGGGTGCGGCCTGCGCAACCAGGTCCGCAATCGGCTCGGGATCATCGATTCTGACAGCGTGCCGCCCGTCCGGCACGAGATCGCCCTCCGCTTTAACCTTCGACGGCACCAGGCCGCGTTCCCAGAGATTGCCGGGCTGATAGTCCCAGCCATAGCCGACACCGACCGGCAGATCGACGGTCACACCAGTGGCCAGGTGCTGGTAGCGGCGGGTCTTGGTCGCCGGGGCCTTTTCCCCCCAGCGCGGCTGCCGCATCGCCTGCTTCTCGGTCAGAGACCGGACGCCACAGCTGCAGAGCCAGTCATTTGGCGGAAAATGGACGTCCCACCAGGGATCGTCCCAACGCAACACCAGCCCATCCCAGGAGACGTGCTCTGCACGGGGCTCCATCGGCACCCGGCTTTCTGCATGGATGTACTGCCACCAGGGCATGATCTTGACGACATCCGGATCGCGCATCTGGGCCAGCCGGCCGGCCATGTAGCTGGTGCGGATGTTGGTCTCGAAGATCGTCCGAATGCGCCACTCGCGGCCGCCGTTATAGGTCCAGCCGTATTTCTCGACGAGCCGGTCGAAGTCAGCAGCGAATGCCCCGTACTCGTAGGTCTTTGCCCCCTCGACAATGGCCTGCTGGAATTCCTCCAGCATCGCCAGATCGGTCACGCCGGCGACCACGAAACTGCGATCGTGGTCGCCGTGCATGGCGTCGGTCCAGGCACGGGTTGGCGCCGGCCGTTTCTGCCGCAGGAACTCGATCTGTTGCTCGAAGCTCTGGCCGATCCCCTCGGCCGCGAAAGAGGCCGCATCCTCCATGTCGAGGAAAACGGCTTCCCGGCCTTCCAGCGCCCCGAGCGTCAACGATGTGCCGATCATGGCGGCCATCGCAGCAGGGCGCCATTTCGTCGCCAGCTCCAGCAATGCCCTCGACGCGCCGTCGAAGTCACTGGCCCGCTCGATCACACGGCGGATGTCAGATATCCGCCCCTCGACCAGAGGCCTGGCTTGCGCCGTCACATCGAGGGCGAGCTGATGCGCCCTGTCCTCGACAGCGAAGCCGGCACAGAGCGGACAACGGGCAGTCATCTGCTTGCCCCCGGCAAGGCGGGCGGAACGGCTCCAACTGCGGGAGGTGCGGCATCGGCTAGAACCGACGAGAGCGCCACGCGATTTGCAACGATTGCGTCGATGACATCATCCGCATATCGCTGGACAAGACCGGTCTGCACCATAAAGGCCCGCGCCTGGGCATCGTCATCGATCGCCGCCGCGATCTTCAGCATGGCGCGTAACGCTTCCGATTCCCGCGCCGCGGCCTCGGCTTCAGCCTTCCGGACCTCGGCCTCTGCCTTGGCATCCGCCGGGCGTTCGCGCCAGACAGCCGGCGGCTTGGCACCGGGTAGGTTATAGTCGACGATCCACTGGATCAGCGTCTCGCGCAGAGTCGCGGACAGCAGGTCGCTGTCTCCGTCCACCAGCAACCCCAGCATGTCGGCGTGGGTCTCAGCCGCCGCCCGCGAACCCGCCGACCCGACATCCGTGGTCAAGGTCTCACCCTTGACGCAGATGTTGATCTGCTTGTCCCAGTAGGCCAGGAACTCCTGGTACGTCACCGACCCGGACCGGGCCGCTTCCAGGAACTTCACGTCCGCGCCGATCGGCACGACGATCGCCGAGCTGGTCCGCGCCGATGTCAGGGTATTGAGGAGCTCATTCTGCTGTTCGGTCAGCGCGCCATATGGCGTCGTGCCCACCACGGTCGGACCGGCGAACTTGTCCAGGAAATGGAGCCAGAAGGCGATGCCCTCCCGCTTGAAAAGCACCGGCCAGAACAGGCGCGACCCCAGTCCCAGCCCATAGGGGTTGTTCCCCTTCACGCCGTAGCGATGCACGATGAACTTCCGGTCCGGAAGCTGCTCTCCCTTCATCATGTTCGACATGGTGAGCAGGCGCGGCCGCCAGTCCTCGTCAAAGACGAAGCGGCGCTGATCATGCGCGACGATGCGCTGCGGCACGATCTCCGCACCATTCCGTACCCAAACGGACTCTAGCACCGAGAACCCCTTGAGCGTAGCGTCGAGCGCATCCTCGCAAATTCGGTCGAACGGAAGGTCAGTGAAGATGCGCTTGACCAGGTCGGCCGCAGCAACATCAAGCGACGTGGTCGAAGCAGCCTCGACCCGCCATTCCCTGGCGGTCAGCTGCTTCTTGCGCTTCTCCAGGGCCGAGCCGGCCTCGGTGTCACGCTCGATCTCGTCATAGATCTTCAGCCCCTTGCCGCCACCGCGCTGGATCAGCGTGTCGTCAACGTTTTGCAGGATCCCGCTGTAATAGGGGATCGTGATATCGTTACGCGCGTTGGCGATCAGGGTCTTCGCCTGTGCCGGCAGGTTCTTGCGGGCTTCAGGCGCCTGGGACGAGAAAGAGGCGGCGCGTCTGTTCTTCCGTTTCCGGCTCATCTGGTTTTCCATGGATCTAGAAGGGTGATGCCCCGTGCCTGTGCAGCCCGCCCGGTGTGGCGCTTGGGGCAGGCCTGCAGGTCATGCATCCGGGATCCGCAATAGGTACAGCGCAGCTGGGCACGCCTCACCGAACCGCCCCAGGTATGCGGGCAGGTGCGACGATCGTGCAGGCTGGAGCCGCAGTAACTGCACCTCATAGCCGATACCCTGCGAGCGTGTCGGATGGACCGCCGGCCGTCAGAACGCGACCACCGCCCGCGACACCGCCGGCGCCGCCCGAATAGTGGAGGGCATTCTGCCAGAGCATATCCAGGCAATCCGGCCCGTCGTCGTGATCGGCGTTGGGCCATTGCTGCAGTTGATCAAGCAGGGTGGTCTGGCTCTGGTGCAGGCGGATCATCCCGGCTGCGATCGGCGGCTGCAGCCGCTCGATACGGAGATCCTTGTCGGCGATCGGTGTGATTGGGACAGCGGAAATCCCCACGCCTTGCTTCGCCGCCTCGACCATCAGCGAGGTTCGCAGGAATTCCTGGAACTGGACCGCCTCGACGAACCACAGCAGGCAGCGATAATCCCGCTGGAGCTGGATCGTGTCGGCGATGATGATGTCCGGAAGACGGCGCCGGATTGATGCCTCGACCACATCCATCTGGCCCGTCAGCCGGTCCATGCCACCGATCAGGATAGCCGAGGGGTCGCGGCCCTTCGACTTTTTGCCGAGCGACGGGTCGATCGCGCCGAAGAAGATCAGATCACGCCGGGTCTGCACCCAGAATTTGACGGTCCCGAAGGGGTTGCCATCCGAGATCGGCTTGTTCTGGTATTCGGTCTGGAAGGCATCGTGCGAGGCGGCACGCTCCAGCATCAGGAAGATCAGCGGCTGGATCGACGGCCAGTTGATGACGGAGCCGGCGTCCATCTCGGCCCGGTTGGCACCATAGAAGGCCCGCGCCTCTTCCTCACCCTCGTTCTGATAGACCTCCTCGAATTGGTCCCAGAGGTCCATCCGATCAGGCCATTTCACGATCGCCTGGAACTCGGTGACCCGCCACATCGGATGCTTGGCCGCCCGCACCAGGACCGCGTCGAAGTGGAGCACGGTTCCGACCCAGATGACATCCATGGAGCCATCTGGCGGGCCAACCTTCAACGCCGCGCGGTACACCCAGTTTTCCAGCTTCTTGCGCTGCTCAGGACTACGGACTTGCTCGTCGTTTTCCAGGTCATCGAAGAACATCAGGTCGGGCCGGTGCGGGCCGTGGCGACGGCCACGGATCTTCTGCAGGGCACCAAGCCCCTCGACCCGAATGTTGTTGCGCGTGACGATCTCCCCCTCACGCCAGACGCGTCCGGCACCGCAGACGTCAGGGAAGTCATGGGCGAGGCGCGGGTTCGTCGTCAGCTCCGCCTTGATAGCCTCGATCAGCAGAGCGGCCTGGGCGTAGACGTCGCACACTTCGATGAGGTAGCGCTTGAGCCCAAGCGCGATGCAGTAGAGCGCGAAGCCCAACGAAAGGTGCGTGGACTTCGACGAGCCGCGTGGTGCGATCAGCAGCTCCCGCACCCCCTTCTCGGAGGCGAGGATTTCCGGCACCCGATCGAAGATCGCCTGGTGGAAGAGGGACGGCTCTCCCTTCACATAGTGGGGTAGATAGGTTTCAAGAAAGAACTCGAACCCATCGTCCTCCTTGACGCGCTGCAACCTGCTGCGCTTCGCCGCTGCATCGGCCGGAAAGGCATCAACGGAGAGCTCCACCCAGCGGGCGAGCTCGTCGCCCATCTGCTGGATGGAGTCCTTGAATTCCTTGACGCTGATCTTGCGGCGGGTGGGCCGTGCCATGGCTCACCTCACGGCGCAAATTTGTGGGCGATCAGATCACCGAACGGCCCGAGCATCTCCTGAATGGCATCCAGATGCTGTGGGAACTGCGTCCGCACGAATGCGAGCAGCTCCTCCACCACGGCCTGAGCCACGCCAAGCTCGGAAATCTTCGGCGCGAGGCGCCCGGCCGAGGCGGTCATCTTGGTCATCGCATCGGCCAAAGACACCATGTGCTTGACCTTTTCGGCAACGCCGATGTCCTCTCCGTTCTTGATCTCCTCCATGAGCGCATGCGCCTGCAGCATGAACTCTTCGAGGACCGACGAAACCACGGTTTCGATACCTTCGCCGGCGATCACCGAGGCGGAACGTGCGATATCCCAATCGTCGCCGTCTTCCTTCGCCTTTTTCTTCCACCGGCCAATCGTCACCTCGCTGACGCCATAGGCTGCGGCAATGGTGGCAGCGGTCATCCGACGATAAACGTAATCCGACCGGGCTCGGCGGCGAATGTCTTCGTTACTGCGCGCCATTCATACCCCCCGCGACGATGAAGGAAATCGCGGCCACAATGAACCCGCCGAGGATGATCCGCAGCACCCAGGTGATGCCGGACTGGATGCCGTCGAGCTTGTCGGTGGTATTGGCGCGCCATTCAGCCATGCCGGCCTCGTTCAGCTCCAGTTGGTGGATCCGCTTATCGTGGCCGTCGATGCGTGCATGCGCACGCTCCAGGCTATCGGCGAAGTGTTGAGGGACGTCGATCATTGCGAGCTCGTATCAGGAAGGGTCAGCGGCGAGGGCGCCGGGTGGCGGCATCAGCTGCGGAACTCACGATCGTTACGGATGATGCCGCAGCCTGCAGCTTCGCGCCGGCCATCTCGGTAAGGTCGGCTAGCGACAGGCCAAAGTAGTCGACCGCGTCCGGCGCCCCTCGCTGGATGACGTGTTCAACGGCTGCCTTCAGGGCATCCTCACCGCTCCAGCCTCTGCTCAACGCGCTCTTGATCCCGGTCATGAGTGCCGATTGCAGGGCCTCGCGGTGGCGAGCCTCGATTTCAATCCCCCAGCGCTCTTTGGCGATGGTGGAAAGCCGAAGCAGCAGAACACCCAGAACCGCGGCGATAATTTGAAGCAGCACTGGAAGCAATCCGGAAGAGATCGTGGTCAAAAGTGCATTCATTGAGTGGCCTCCAAAAGCCAGGTGGGAACGTGAAATCCGGGGCAAGCCTTGGATGCCCACTCATTGTGGCCGCTGATCCGGTCGATCGGCGTGCGCGCGGCGATGTCAGCGATCAGCCGGCGAGCAGCATGGTCTTGCTCCGCCGTGAAGTTTTGGCTGAAGGGGTCGGTGCTCGACGAGCCATGGCCCCCGATCAGGCATATATGGATCACGCCGCGATTATGGCCCTCGACACCGGCACCGATCACGGTCTCGGAACGCCCGGGGGCGACATCACCATCGCGGCCGACCACCCAGTGATAGCCAATATCGGACCATCCGCGGTCCACAACGTGCCAGCGCCGGATCTCCGTCACCTGCGCGGCCAGTCCCGATCCCGCCATCCAGTCGGATCGCGTGGCGGAGCAATGCAGCACAATTTCCGTCACCGGATAGCCCGAGCGGCCCTGGAAAATGATCCCGGACGCATGCCGCTTCATCGCCGGAACAGCCGCGCCACCGGCTGCCAGCCAGTTCTCAGCTGCAGCACGGGTTTTCGGCCCGAAGACACCGTCAAGGTCACCGACGGCGTAACCGAGGGATTTCAGGCCTGATTGAATGGAAAGCACATCGCTGTTCATGAGACGCTCGCACAGGGAGAGGATGTCCCATGGCTATCGCCATGCAGCGGCTGCTTGGTCCGGACATCTGTCCGGACAGTCAGTCTTCGTCGTGGAAAAGATCGCCCTGGCGAGGATCAGAGGTGCCATTTTCAAGGCGCCTGACCTGACGCTCTGACATCCCGAGGAGGCGAGCGATGTCACCTCTGGTCTTCCCCTTGGCCCGGAGGTCGAGAACGTCCCGGTGCCGCGCGGCAATCCTGCCATGCGGAACGTAGATGACCTGATCCGTCATATACTGGCATAGCGCGCGGGCATCGTCTTCGCCAAGAGCCTTTACGATCGGATGATCGGGTCCGGGCATCGTTCGCGGGATGCGCATCTCCCGGCCACCGAAATGCTGCATCAGCCCAAGCGCAACATGCACGCCCAGGGCTTCTGCGACATCCATCATCGTGGCCGGCAGATACATCAGTGTTTGACCCCATTGGCCTTACACATGGCCTTGAGCGCATTGATCACATCGCTGATCTGATGGGAGTCGCGCAGGGTATCGATGTCCATTGGGACCGACTGCCATTTTCCTTCGAACTGGGATCGGATGAAGGCGTTAAGGCCGTCCCGCCCGGGGCGCTTCAGGACACCAGCTTTCCCCAGGAGCGACCAGAGCTTGTGCGCCTTACGCAGGTCCTTGCGTGGCGCAAGGGGCCATTCACGCCCCTTGTCCGCGCTCCACGAGGGGCGAAAGCCGCGTTCTTTCAGGGCCTCGACCACCTTCTGCAGCTCGGCCTCCGTCATGTCGGACATGGAGGTCTTGCCCGTGGAGACGAGCTGGAGGTCGCGGCGGGTCTCGTCATCCAGGCCAAGCTGCTTGCAACCGACGTGGATCATCTTGCGGAGGGAACCGGCAGACATCACGCCCTCCCGATCTGCTTGATGGTGGCGGCACCGTTGACGCCGTGCGCAAGTTGAACACGCCCGCCGGCCAGGTAGCCGGCCGATGCAGCTCCCGAGAATTCTGTCCTTCTCTGTTTTGTTGGGATTGTGCCGAGCGTTCCGAAACGGAAGCCAAGCACCCGCTTCGCCTGATCGAAGTGCTGTTCGGACATGCTGGCCTGAAACAGGTCCAGAAGCCGAACGCGCAGCCTCAGAACCAGCGCATCGGTGAAGTCATGCACCGCCGCACGTTTGGTTCGCAGCGTGCGGCGACGCTTGTACTCTGAAGAGGCCTTGAAGCCGGCGATCTCCCGGTCGATCGCGCGGTTCAGCACCTCCACTAGGTAACAGGCGATCTCCGGACCAGGGGCATGGCCGACAAAGGTGATGACCGGATCCCATGCGGTGTCCAGGACTGGTGCCGAATTGGTGCAGCGCCCGACCGCCCCCCAGAGCGCATCGCGCACTGATCGCCCCTTGGTCTTGATAGGCGCCGCCTGCTCGTCGAATTCGACATCCTCATCGGTCAGCCCATGTTTCCGCATGAGCTCAGCCGCCTTTTCCGCCGCGGCCATCGCTTCCGCCTCCGAGGCGCCGGCATCATCTGCTTTCCGGCGGAGGACCGCGATTTTCCGTTTGATGTCCTCAGTCATGCGAGCATCTCGCGCACAGGCCGGTGCTGGATGCTGAGGGCGTGAATTCACGGCCGCAGATGGTGCACTCGTCCTTGTCGGACAGCGACTTCTTCGTTGCTTTGTTCGTCTTCATCCATGCGCCGTATTTGCCGCGAAACACGCCGAACTCGACGCCCAGGAGCTGGGCGACGGTCCTCATGTCGTCGCCGTTCTTGACGGCAAGGAAAGCGCGCAACCAATCGTCGTCCGTAGGTTCGTCATGCATGGGCTCCCGGGTGTTCTCCACGGGTGCGACTTTGACGCCGGAGACCTCGCTTCCGCCCGAAAGGAGCGCAAGAACCCTCTCGGCGATGGCGCGGTCGCTGAATTTCCCGACCGTCACGGGTTGCAACTCGGTCAGGGTGACCGACCCGTCTTCCTCTTCACGCAGTGCAAACATCGTCAATTCTCCGGCTGCTCATCAGGCCGGGGCCACCACGCCCCGACGACGCCCCGATTGGGGCGTTTCGCTCAGGCTTTGGCTTTGGCCGGACGGAAGGTCAGAACCTGCTTTTCCGGAACCTCGACGGGGGCGCCGGTATGGGGATTGCGTGCGGTACGGGCGGCGCGGGTTTTGACGACGAAGGAGCCGAAGCTGCCGATATTGACGCGTTCGCCGGCCTCTGCATGGGCGCGGATTTCGTCAAAAGCGGCTTCAAGCATCTCCTGCGTGGTGCCGATGTGAAGACCCAGGCGCTGCGCGACAACGCGGGCGAGGTCGGCTTTCGAAAAGGTCTTAGTCATCTTGGTCATGGGGTAACTCCTGCTTTGAGGTGATGGTGGTGCCGACGCCAGAGCAGCGCCGGCGGGGATCAGGCTTTCGCAAGGTCGATGGTCAGAGATTGCCAGGGGGCATCGAATGCATCGCGAAACTGGTACCGAAGATAGCTTGCCGACCCGATGACGTGCATCGCATCACGGATCGCCTTCTGGCCGCTAATCCAGCGCGGGTCTTCATAGTCCGTGTTGAGCAAGATGAAGATGTTGGTTCGGTTGATCTGCCCCTCTTTGTCCGTGTCGAAAGCATTGGTCACGATGGTACGGATGAGGGGATCGGATGCGGCCGCTTTCTCGGTCAGGCATTCGTCGAAGAGGGCCTTGGCAACCTGCATTTCGGGGCCAAATACGATCCGATCCTGAACCCGGACTTCGATTTTCATCAGGCCGTCAAAGCTCGTATAGGTGCGGTTGCCCTTCGCCCCTCCCTTCGTCAGCCCATATTCCTGGGCCATCAGGGCATCAAACGAGCCAAGGTTCTCGTAGGCATGGCCCTTGAACCGGGAAAGCTGGTTGGCGATCGCGATGGCATGGCCGAACTCTTTGCGGACGAGTTCGTCTTGCAGCTTATGCATCGGCTTGATCGTCTCGATTGCAGCGAGCCGGCCTTTTGCATCGGCCATATACTGGTTGCCGTTTACTTCGATGATGCCATCGGGCACCGGAGCAGGTTTGAAGTCAGACATGGGTTTTCCTCGCGTCTGTGGTTTCAGTGGATTTGATGGGGTTCAGCGGGCAGCGCCGGCAGGCGGACCACTGGGAGAGCTTGTCGGGGTTCGAGGTGGACATCGGCGCCGAGGCCAGTGCTCGGCAGTCTTCCTGCGAAATCCCGCGCTGCTGGTGCGGACAGAACACCTGGTCGCGATAAAGCTGCATGACCTTGGCGGCGTATTTGGCGCTGACCTTGTCAAGCTTGGCCGGGTACGTCCCCGACAGAAGCATGGACAGGGCCGACCGCTTGATATCGATCTCGGTTGCAACCGATGTGATGGTACGGCCTGGCTTTTCGACCTCCGCGCGCAGCACCTCGATCCACTCTGGGTCCGTCAATTCCATCAGGCGCGCTTGCATGGCACGTCCTCCCCGGTGTTGAAGTCATGGATGGCATTCACCTTGGAGCGAACGGAAGGGGCCTTAGGGCCGGTGTCGCGAGACAAGATCCATCGCTTGAACCCGTTGCTGGTCATCGCAGAGCCCTCAGCGCGTCTGGGCAGCTCGATCACATATCCGGCCCCCCGCAATGCCCTCAGGTAGCGGCCGATATTGCCCACTGGATCGCTATCGTCTTCCGTTGCCGCATCTGCGACCAGATCGGGGATAGTGAAGCGCCCGCGCAACCGCATGGAGCGCCAGGCGCGTTCCCTCAGGGTGTTACGGAATTCCCGAATCCCGCTATGTGGTCCGCGGGGTCCTGACTTGATCACTTCTCCAGCGGCTGCGGCGGCGATCCCTGCCTCGCTGAGCTGGTAGCATCCGGCAGCCATACGATCCAAATAGTCGCGCCGCAGCAAGCAGCTCGCCGCGTCAGAAACCTGACGCCTCGTCAAATCGAGATCGACCTCAAGCTGATCGATCGTACGGCATGATCCGTCCGCGAGAATGTTCAACAGCGCAGTTGGCGCCTTGCCCGGGTGATGACGATCGACCATCAGATGACCCTCTGCACGAAGACATCCTTGCCGGTGGTTCGGTCCTGCATGATCGGCTGGCCAGCCATATCAGCAACGGTCAGGCCGGTCTGATCGATGTTGATACGCAAGCCGAATCGTTCCATGTGGGCGATGGCATCGAGGATTTCGCGGTTGTAGCCGCGCGACCTTTTCCAAACGAACTCCACCAGATCATCGGCGATGGGCACCTCACAACGGCCGTTGATCAGGGCACGGGTATCCTCAAGCGTCGAAGGCTTGAATTCCACCTTATTGGGGCTACGGCTCTCGATCTGGGGAAACCGACGCAGGTTGTCACGCAGGGAGCCCATGCCGACGAGTATGGTCGGCAAGAACCGAAGGTCAGAAATCCCCCGAATTCCCTCCATAATTTCCGCGCGAGACGAGACAAGATCACATTCGTCGATTACGACACCAAAGACCTTGTCCTGGAAAACCGCCCGTTCCGCCCGTTCCTTGAGCTCATGAAGTATGCGGGCGAACTTGGGCCGCTTTCCGCGAATGCTTTTTGGGTCCACCGACAACTCGGTCAGCAATTCATCAAGCAGCCAAATATAATCCCAACCGGGTTGAGCCCGAAGGTAGATGCTACCGGTCTGGGTCACCCAGCGGTTCATGGTAGTCGTTTTGCCGAGGCCCGGCTTACCGTCCACGACAACCATGCAGGCCTCTTGGGCCCCGCGCTCATTCACCTTCTTCAGGGCGCCGTAGAACTCCCTGACGTTGCTAGTCTCGACAAAGGTCGGTTTCATGCTATGCTCTCCTCATCTCAGAAAGTTTCTGCTTTCGTCAGGCGACGGCACGGAGGAGGTTCCTAAGCGCCTCCGTGTCGATCCCTGACATTCGGAACAGCTCTCTGGCTGTCGAATTGTTCATGCACCGCCGCAGCACCGCGATCTGGTTGGGCAGCAGCTCGTCCGGGTGGTCGAGCGCCCAGGCAGCGAGTTCCTCGTCCGATGCGAACACCTGACGGCGAGGTTGTGTGTCGGCGATATTTTTGACGCTATCGGGGGCGACTTGACGCTCTGCCACGACTGGCGGCTCTTGCGGTTGCAGGTCGAAAAGTTCCCCACTGATCTCCACAGCATCCTGATCGATGAGATAGGGCGCATTGAGCTCTGCCTCGATCGCGGTCGCCTTGCCCTCGATCCGCTTCAGGCGCGTTTTCGCCCGGGTCTCCAGGGCCTGCTGCTCGAAGGTGACCGGAACATAGCGTTGCGCGTTCGCCATGAAGCCGGCGACACAGATCAGCTTGCCAGGCTGGCCCGTTTTGACATCGAATTCTCGCACCCAGACCTTGTCCGCCTGGTGGTAATCGTATCCCACCATGACGCTTTCCTTGTGGTAGCGTTCCAGAGCCGCGTCGAAATAGGTGTTCTTGTTGATCGTCACCTGGGCGCGCTGAACGGTGCGGATTTCATAGGGGCGGAACAGGTCGTCAGCCTCAGCCGGGTCGATCGTGACCGCCTTGAAGCCGCTCGCGACATGAGCCTCCCAGGCCTCATTCGGGGTCATGTGTCGGATGCGACCGGTGGACGGGTCCTCGAACTCAGGCAGACCCCGGTGCGGGCGGTCATTGTAATCTTCGATGGTCTTCTCGACCTGCTCCACGAAGGTCTCCCAGGTGGGCAGTCGACGCGCGGTGCCGAACTCCCTGATCTCGCCCCGGGTCTCCTTGTGGATGGCGCTTTTCGCCTCCTTGTCCATGTCTTTGCTGATGTAGGTCAGCTGTTCCCGGGCGAGATCGTTCCAGACGTGGTTGAAGCGCTCGATGATCCCCTTTCCCTGCGAATTATAGGGCAGTGCATGCATCTTGGTGATTCCGAGACGGCCCATGAGGCCACCGACATCGGCATCGAAGGTCTTGTTCTTGTACCCGACGCCCCGGTCCACGTAGAAAATCGCGCAGATGCCGGCGTTGGTGACCGAGCGGCGCAGTGCCTCGGTCACGGCGATCACGTTTTCCTTACGTGACAGCGCATAGCCGACACATTTCCGGGTCGCGACGTCCAAAACCGAGGTGATTTCCGGGCGGATCGGCAGGCGGGTGACAGGGTCTGCGATCTCCGCGTCAAAGGTCTTGCCATCGGCCGTGTAGATCGTCGTTGGCCACATGTCTTCGGTGGTGCGCGTGACATAGGCCATCCGGGACCGCAGCGTCAGTATGCCCTCGCGGCCGACATGCTTCTCGATGTTGTTCAGCTTGTCGCTCAGGATGCGCGTGACCTGGTCAAGCGAAAGCGTCATGAGCTGGACGCCGGACTGTTTCGCGGCTTCCTCGACATACTTCCGATGCGCCGCTGCGATGGAAGGCTTCCTCGGGATCGCATAGAATTTCATGAATTCGAAGAAGGCATCCGGGATCGGCTCCTTGGCCTTGGTCGGCGTCGGCGCCAAGGCGGTGACACCATTTTCATCACGGGTCTTGAACCAGCCATAGATCGTCGAGCGTGAGATCGATGCAGACTTCCGGCGATCATTTGCTACCGTGATCTTCACCGGATCGATCTGGAAACCATCGTCGGAGGTCAGCATCGATCTACGGGCCAGCAGGTCCTTATCGCGCTCCGTCAGGGGCTGCCCAGCATCGCGACGGGCCTCGGCCAGATCGCGTTCGTGGTGCTGCTCCTGGGCTTTGAGAAAGGCTGCAATCCCCCATTTGCGATACTGCTGATGGGCAATCGCATATCCCTCGATCGAGCTGAGGATTTCGGCGCGGGCCTGCATGACCGCCCGAGCATGAGCGGACAGCGACCAGGTGCGCAGTGCAGCCATCTTGCGCTGATCGGCATCGCACTGATCAGCATGCCGCTCGGCCAGATTGGCCTGAATGGCCCATCCGGCCAGCGCGTCGAGCAGGATTTGCGGCATCAGGCTGAAATGATACTCATACCCTCCACCACGCCCACTGCGCTTGCGACATAGGCGGTTCCCCATGTCATTCCATCCATCGCGCGCGGCGAGGTCTTTCACGCCCTGAACCGAATGCGGGAACGTCGAGACACCGCGTTTCTTGGCAATTTCTGCCATCTCGCGAGCTGTGAAGAATTCCTTGAACCTGTGCGAAGGGGTAAATCGTGTCAGATCATTCATCGCCGTATCTTCCTGCGTGCTGTCAGCGCGTGCTTGCGCGCCTGCAATTCCTCGATGTGATCGTCGAGCAGACGCTCCTCGATCAGTTCGGCATATTCCTGCTCGATGACCGTCAGCCCGAACTCTCTAGGAACGAACCCAAGCAGCTCTTTGGCGCCGGTTGCCTGGACGAGCCCCACAAAGGCATCGAGGGGAATGCGGTGGTCCTCCGATCCCTCGGAAGACCACTTGTTCAACATCGCCTCGCTGATCGTCCGGCCGAGGAATGCGGACATCTTCCGCGCCACCTCGGCCCGGCTCATGCCATCCTCACGCGCATCACGCAGCGCGGCCGAGATCAGGCGGGCGATCTTGTTGTCCAGCCGACCGCGCCCGATGACGTCCTCGCTGTAGCCGATGCCCACCTTCGGCGGCTCCCAGCTGAACAGGTCCTTCGTCAAAGGGTCGCGGTGGCGGGCCATGTCAGATGCGCCCCTGCCGCCTGAGAGAGACGATCAGACGCTCTTGGTTTTCCAGAACGAGCCGGTCGAAACTCTCATCCGGCAGCGCCTTGATCCCTTCAGAGACCACGCGATAGCGCTTTTCCAGCGGAGCGACCTGGATGCCGTCTCCGAGGAAAGCGAGCGCCCCCGCAACATTCGAGATGTCCGGGTGATCGTCGCCCAGGATCAGGTCGAGAACCTTTTCCTGGCGCACCGGCGACAGCTCGGAGAGCGCCTTCAGCTCGGTCTGCTTGGTGGCCACCTTCGTACCGCGCAGGGTGCGCCGCGAGGCTGGCGTCAGACCGGCCCAAATCTTGATAGCCATGTTGATCTTCTGCTTCGACAATCCGACCTGATCGGCAACAGAACTGGCGAAGCCAAACACCTCGGGGGCATCCATTTCGGTGGAACAACTTGTTCCACCGTTTCGACCGCGCTGATTTCCACCGCCATTGGCGAAGTCCGGATGCATCCGATCCCACACCACCTTCAGCTCATAAAGATGATGGCACCGGTCCAGCGCAGTCAGCTCGTTTCGGGCGAGGTTCTCCATGACCTCTTCCATCCGGGCATCATCGTCGGTCTCGGCCGTGGAAACCGTGGCGGGAATGCTGGCGCTCTGGTTCAGCTCGAATGCTTGCAGCCGATGCCGCCCGCTGATCAGCGTATAGCGGTCACCGTTCTGCCGCACCCGGATCGGGTGGTGCAGCCCCTGCACCGCGATGACGACGGCGAGCATCTGCGCCCAGCCTTCATCGTAGTCACGCGCCCGGTCGTCGGGCACGTCGATCGAACTGACGGGCAGTTCGAGGATCATCATCTTCGACATGATCGGCCTGTATGTTTAGGGAGTGACCCCGGGCGGCCTTCTTGGTGCCGCCCGGTGGGTTATGCGTGAGGATTGTGAACCTCGGCGCCCCATTCGAAGGCGTCGAGCGGCTGGAGCGTCTCCACACCAGGGACGAAGGCCATCAGATCATCGCGACCGAGGCTGACCTCTACCACCTGATGCACGGCCCATTCGCGAGGATCGCAGCACTCGCCATCGTCAGCCGTCCCCGGTGCCGGCGTATGCCAGCGGCCCCAGAAAAAACCTGGTGTTCTCGGCGGCATCACAGGTCCCCCATGACATCCAGGCCGATCCCATAGCCGACCCAAAGGCCAACGATCAGGATCACCGCAATGGCGACCATGCCAATCACGTCATCAAGGGTCACCTCGACGTCACGAATGCGCATCGGCGAGCCCCTTGATCGGCGCGGCCAGGCTGACCGGGCGAATGAACTGCTGCACCGCCAGGGCGAGAACAGCGTCTTCCATGATCGCTTCCCGTCCAGCCTGATCCTCAGCTTCCTGGATCAGGAACGCCTGCAGCGTCCGCAATGACAGGGAGAGGCGCGACAGGGTATCCGGATCGGGACGCAGGCCGCCGGAGAGGTGAGCAATAACCTCACCCAGATCGCCGGCGGCAGCCCGAAACCCGACTGCGCTTCTGTCAAAAACATGAGTGGATTTTGACGAAATCCGGCTCATGCCGCACGAACCTTGTCAGCAGCGCGCTGCGATTTTGCCCTTGCGATCAGCTCCGCATTTTCGGCAGAAAGGATGCGGGACTTCTTGATGGGATAGCGGTTCGGGAACAGCTCAGCGACGGGAACACCGAGATACTCGGAGATCGCCTTCTCGCAAGAGGGGCTGTTGCGGCTCCAAACGCTGCGCATGGCGCTCGGATGAATGCCCTTGAGTTCGGCAAGACCGGAGAGGGTCATGCCACGCTCTTCAAGGGCGCATTTGATCTTGGCTTTCGTCCAGGGCTCTTTGCCCAT